CCTATTGTAGCCAAGCGTAATAATTTAGAAGAACTTCGTAATACTCTAACAAGATCCACTTTTAAATTGATTATTGATACTGACGATGAGGTGGCTGAACAGGTATCTTGTTTCTGTGTTGGTGGGAAAAAGTTTGTTACCGTTAATCATGTTTTTCGGGGAGCTGGTCCATGGCGTGTTACGGCTTCATATCGAAGTACAGCAGGTCGAATGATGCCACATTCTCCGTGCATTTTAGAAGAAGCTAATTTAGTTCGTTTACCAAATGATCTTGTCATGTTTACTTCAGCTAACATGATGACTCGAAGAGACATATCAAGATTTCTTCCACCTAAAATTGACGAAGCTGGTCGTAGTGTACGTATTTTTAACACTGATGATTGTACCTTTGGGATAGGTGTTACAACCAATTACAAAGAGAATCAGTATTTGAGAGGCGACACAACCATACGTGGAATCTTTATGGACGGCGAACGTTTGGATCGCAAACCCAAACAGGGAGATTGTGGAAGTTTGATTATTTCAGAGTCCCCTCGTTTTGGGTACTATATTTCTGGGGTACATGTAGCAGGTTCCAGAGCAGATAGCCCTTGTGCACGAATGATATGTTCACAAGTGTGTGCTACAATGTTCTTGGCTGAACCTACTATTCCATTTCTAAATTCTGGTGATATGTCTAAAGTTGAGAAGGGTTCTAGTAGATCGGGACCATTGCGTGATTTGCATCCTACTAAGGGTGTTCAACATTGGGCAATAGGTGCCAGAGGTATTCCTTTGGGATCATATGAAGGTAGAATTCGTCCAACAACACACACGCATAAGTCTATGATATGTGAGCAAGTTCAAGAAAAGTTTGGCCACGTTAATAACTTGACCGCTCCATCCATGATACCAGTATTTCATGATGGAGAATGGCACAACCCTTTTACTAAGGCTACTTTAGAACAAGGCGCTATTTCTCCATTCTTTACAGAGAGTATGGTTCTTGATGCGGCTGAGGCTTATATTAAGGATCTTAAGGAATTAGGATTGGATGATAATATGCCTGTAGTGTCTCTGGATGAAGCTATTAACGGTGTAGACGGAGTTGACTTCTTGGATTCTTTACCTATGAGTACTTCAGGTGGCTTTTTCTTTCCTGGAGCTAAGCGTAAGTATTTTACGAAGAATGAGAGTACTGGTCGATATGAGCCCAATGCTGAGGTTTTAACTGAGTACCAGAAAATACGAGAGAGCTATTTGTGTGGTGAACAGGCTCATATCTTATTTAATGGTACTTTGAAGGACGAACCCCGGAAGCTTGAGAAGAGGTTTCAACCCCGAGTCTTTACAGCTTGCGATGTTGCCTTTAGCATAGTTGTTCGTCAAC